TTGCCTGGTGGTATTAATAATCCAACTGAAGGTGTTTCTCGTTGGCTACCAGGAGAAGATATTCCAGAAATTATAAAAGGAATTGAAAATCCTGTAGGTGTAGAAGTTGGCGTTGCTGAAGGAACCACTACGGAATACTTACTACAAACTTTACCATCACTAAGATTGTCCGGCGTCGATTCTTATCCAGTTTATATTGATTGGAATGATACGCAGCCAGATGGTGATACTAATAAAGCAGAGATGTTGAGAAAAGTTAATCCGTACCTAGATAGATATAATCACCTCTACGAAGATTCCGATGATGCTGTATCAAAATTTGATGATGGATCCTTAGATTTTGTGTTCATTGATGGTCTTCACACATATGATCAAGTTCTAAAAGATTGCCAGAACTACTATCCTAAGATTAAAAAGAGTGGATTTATTATTGGTCACGATTTTGCTAGGATTCAAGGCGTGAATAAGGCCGTTAGGGAGTTTGCTAAAAGTATTGATAAAGAGATTAAAAACGCAAAACAAGATTTATGGTATTGGCAGAAAGATTAAGGAGATAACATGACTGTAGAATTAAAAGGTATATTCACACCACCAGCACCAGAAACAAGAGATATTGCTCATATTGAGGTTGTTCATAATGGAAATACTTATAACTGGATGGTATATATTCCACAAGAAGTAGGTATTGCCGATTCTCTAGCTTCTATGGAAACTAGAATTTATGCTGAAATAGATTACAAAGAAGCTCAGTGGGCCGCATTGGAACCTAAAACAAAAACTATACAAATTCCACCAAATCCTTTAACGGGAGAAAGTGCGATTGTTGTAGATATTGCGAAAGAAGAGGTAGTAAAACCAGATTATCCTGATTACTACGCTCTACGCAGAAATGAATATCCTGTTATGGGAGATCAGTTAGGTGGCATATCAAAAGGCATAGATTCTGCTGAATACCAAGATATTTTGACTAAGATCCAAGCAGTGAAAGACAAATATCCGAAGCCGCCATATATATAAATACTCTAAAAGAGGTATATAAATGGCAATTCCATCAAATAGAGACCAGCACAAAGATTGGTGTCTTAGACAACTAGGGCATCCTGTCATCAATATCAATGTGGATGACGATCAAGTGGACGATTGTGTGGATGCATCTCTACAGTACTTTCAGGATTTTCACTTTGATGGAGTAGAACGTTGGTATCTAAAGCATCAACTGACTTCTCAAGATATAACAAATCAATATATTCCAATAACTGAAAATATTATTGGCGTAACCAGAATATTTCCAATCTCAACAACAAATGCGACAGTCAACATGTTTGACTTGCGTTATCAGTTGCGTCTTCACGAATTATATGATTTTACCAGCACATCATATGTAAATTTTGTTTTAACACAACAACATATTAGAACACTGGATATGATGTTTTCTGGTGAACAACCTATTCGTTTCAATCGCCATACAGATAAGTTATATCTTGATATGAACTGGACAATGAATCAGCCAGGAGAATGGTTGATTGTTGAAGGATTTGTTATAATCGATCCAGCCACATATACTGATGTATGGAATGATCGTATGCTTAAACGCCTAACAACAGCTTACATCAAGCGCATTTGGGGTAACAACATGAAGAAGTTTGGCGGAATGCAACTTCCAGGTGGTGTTACCATGAACGGTCAGCAAATCTATGATGAGGCTACAACAGAAATAACTGAGATTGAACAGTTGATCCGCGATACCTACGAAGAACCTCCTATGTTTATAATGGGGTAATCAATGGCAACCTCGGTATATTTCAACAATTTTTCTCCATCTGTTATCAATGAGAATATGCTCCTTGAAGACTTGATCGTGGAATCAATCCAGATTATGGGTCATGATGTTAAATATCTTCCAAGAGAAGTGTATGATCAAACGGATGATGTTCTTGGAGAAAGTGTTAACTCCAAGTTCACACGCGCTTATGGTGTTGAGATGTATCTGGCCAACGTTGAAGGTTATGAAGGCGACGGAGATTTCTTCTCTAAGTTTGGATTGGAAATTCGAGATACTTCCAACTTTGTTGTTTCGCGTAGATCGTTTGAAAAATATGTTCCATCTAATATTGCCACAAGACCGCGCGAAGGCGATTTGATCTTTGTTCCTCTATTAGGAAAGATTTTTGAAATAAAGTTTGTTGAAGAAGAACTCCTATTCTTCTCACTAGGTAAAAGATCACCTTATATATACGAATTGCGTTGCGAAGTATTCCGCTTTAGCAATGAAGATTTTGAAACTGGTAATGAAGAAATCGATGATCTGGAACACTTAGCAGCATATACCGTTAGCTTGACATTAGGTAATGGATCAGGCAACTATTATCAAGATGAGATTGTATATCAAGGAGCAAATCTTGCTTATGCAACCGCAAAAGCGGAATCTAAACATTGGATTCCAGAAACAAAAGTTCTTGAAGTTATCAATGTCAAAGGTGATTTTGCGGCAAATAGCATAGTAATAGGTGCTCAGTCTAACACTCGTTATAACTTAACTTCATCCGATACTCTTGCTGACTTAGTAGATGCTGATGATTCCGATAATCGTGTCATTCAGACCGAAGCTGATACCTTTATTGACTTGTCCGAAATCAATCCGTTTGGAGTACCGTAATGTTAAGTAATGCTTATTTTTATCACCAACTAACAAGAAAGTACGTTATTCTTTTTGGCAATATGTTCAACAACATTACTATCAAAAGAGTTAATAAGAACAATGGAGTTGAGATAGAAAGATTTAAAGTTCCAATCGTTTATGCTCCAAAAGAGAAGTATTATGCGCGTCTAAGGGCCGATCCAGATTTAAATAGACCTGTTCAGGTAGTTCTGCCTCGTATGTCTTTCGAGTTAACTAACTTTGCTTATGATGCATCCAGAAAACAGAACTCACTACTAAGATCAGGTGTTGCTGCTAATACTTCTACAAGAGGTGCTACACAGTACATGGGTGTGCCCTATGACTTGTCTTTCGATCTACAAATCTATGCTAGAAACGTGGATGATGGAACACACATCATAGAACAGATTATACCATATTTTAATCCTGATTATACAGTTACAGTGGAAACTATTCCAGCTCTTGGATTTAAGAAAGACGTTCCTATTATTCTTAATAACGTGTCAAACGTAATTGAACACGAAGGAAACTTTGATGCTGTTCGTTATGTTTCATGGACTCTAAACTTTACCATGAAAGCCAATTACTATGGCCCAGTTCAGTTACCAAAGATTATTCGTAAGGTATTTGCCAACATCTATAATGATGAGAGTTTAAAAGCAGGTAATATCGTTAGACTTAATGTAACAGAACCTGCTGGAAATAGCAACTTCAAGATTGACGATGTTGTTTATCAAGGTTCAAACTACAATACAGCAAATGCTTATGGATATGTTTTGGAATGGAATAAAAATAATTTGAGACTTGTTTTGGGCGGCGCACAGGGACAGTTTATCATTGGTAATACTATTAGAGGCGCTTCAACAAATGCTGTTAGTACGATATCCAGCTTTGATATTAATCCTCTCAAGTTGGTTGAAATCAAGATTGAACCAGATCCTATAGATGCTGAACCAACAGACGATTTTGGATATGATATAACTATAACAGAGTGGCCTGAAACAGAATGAATAAAAATAATGCATTAAGTGATGCGCTTGGTATTGAAAACGCAGTAGAGATTATACCGCCAAAAGCGCCTGAACCTATCATCAATACTCCACATGAAGATGATGATATCAAGGCTGACTATAATCTCTCGCGCAGAACATTCCGCGATCTTATCAACAAAGGTAACTCCGCAATGGAAAGTTTGACCGATCTTGCGAAAGAATCGGAATCTCCACGCGCGTATGAGGTATTGGCCACTATGATGAGAACCGTTGCTGATACTACCAAAGACCTTTACGATCTTCAAAAGAAGACTAAGGATTTAAAAGGTCAAGATAAGAATGATCAACCAAATGTCAATGTTGAGAAAGCTGTATTCGTAGGCAGTACAGCCGATTTACTTAAGAAGATAAAAGAGAATAAAGAAGAGTGACCAAAGGGTATAACAATAATCCAAATCTTCCACGCGAAGATTTTAAACACGCTTTCACTCAAAAAGAAATGGATGAGTTCATAAAGTGTGCGAATGATCCCGTATACTTTGCCATGAACTATATGAAAATCATTAACGTTGACCACGGTCTGATGCCATTCCGCATGTGGGATTTCCAGCAGGACATGTTGATGAAGTTCCATACCAATCGCTTCTCTATCTGTAAACTTCCGCGTCAGGTTGGTAAGACTACAACATCTGTTGCTTATTTGTTACATTATATCCTGTTCAACGAAAACGTTAACGTAGCTGTTCTGGCTAACAAGTCTGCGATGGCCCGTGAAATCTTAGGTCGTCTTCAACTCTCTTTTGAATATCTACCTCGTTTCCTTCAGCAAGGTGTAAAAGAATGGAATAAGGGTTCCATTGAGTTAGCTAACGGTTCACGTATCATGGCAGACTCAACGTCTGGCTCATCTGTTCGTGGTCGTTCGTTCAACATCGTATTTTTGGACGAGTTTGCATTCGTTCCAAACAATATTGCCGAAGCGTTCTTTATGTCTACCTATCCTACGATTTCTTCTGGTCAAAGCACTAAGGTTATTATCGTATCGACGCCTAATGGACTTAACCAGTTCTACCGTATGTGGACAGAAGCCACAGAGAAACGTAGCGATTATGTTCCTATTGAAATTCACTGGAGCATGGTGCCTGGCCGCGATGAAGCTTGGAAAGAGCAGACAATCCGTAATACCAGCCCCGATCAGTTCCGTCAAGAGTTCGAGTGTGAGTTTATCGGTTCTACCAATACTCTTATCCATCCAGCAAAGCTCCGTTCTCTTGTCTGGCACAATCCTGTTAGATCCGAAGGACACTTTGATATATACAAAGAGCCGCAGCCAAACAGAACATATACAATGTGCGTGGACGTGGCCGAAGGTCAAGGTCTTGATTATTCAACCTTCTCAATCTTTGATGTTACCGAGATACCTTATAGACAGGTGGCTAAGTATAGAAACAATAAGATATCGCCCTTCTTGTTCCCTACCATCATTGTCCAGACGGCAAAGCTATATAATGACGCTTTCGTGCTTGTGGAAATCAATAGTATTGGACTTCAGGTGTCGGATATTATACACTTTGAACTTGCATACGAAAATCTTATCAAGATTGAAATGAAGGGTAAGCAAGGTCAACAGCAAACTCCGGGTTTCAAGAAAAGAATCGCTTACGGCTTAAAAACGTCCAAGCAGACAAAAATGATCGGTTGTACTAATCTAAAGACGCTCATTGAAAGCGATAAGTTGATTATAAATGATGCTGAAACTATCACAGAACTAACTACATTTTCCGCTGATAAACAGTCATTTAAAGCGGAAGAAGGCAATAACGACGATCTTGTAATGACTTTAGTTCATTTCGGTTGGTTGACTGCCCAAAGATACTTCAAAGAAAACATAAACAATGATATAAGAGTTACGCTCCAACAAGAACAACTAAACATTATGGACACTGATTTGACGCCTTTACCTATCATAGATAACGGCGTTGATAACCCAGATTATGAAGTGGATGAGTTTGGAAACGTGTGGTTTGATGACAGATCCAAGAGATATCCTTGGGATGACTTTAATTGGAAAAGAAAGCTGTAAAATCTTCATTTTTCTAAATAATAACAACAAGAATAATCCATTTTATAAAGGAGAGATACTATGGCATTTCAACTGTCACCAGGTGTAAATGTATCTGAATTTGACCTTACTACCATTGTTCCAGCTGTTGGAACAACAGAAGGTGCGATTGCAGGACAATTTAATTGGGGCCCAGCTAATACTATCGTAACAATTTCAAACGAAAATGAACTTGCTGATAGATTTGGTAAACCAGATACCAACAACTTTGCAACATGGTTTACTGCTGCAAACTTCCTAGCATATGCACGTAATCTTAAAGTTGTTCGTGCAGCCAATGGAACATCTGATAGAAATGCAACAGACGGCAATGGTCTGTTGATTCAAAATCAAGATGTATACAATTACAACTATAATAGCCCATTTACAGCATCTTCAAATACAACGATTGCTGCTCGCTATTCCGGTGACAAAGGTAACGGTCTTCGTGTTGCTATCTTTGCTAATGGTCAAAATTCAACAGCTTGGACTAACTGGACAAGTACTTCAGTAGAATATGCCAATCAGTTTGATGCTAAGCCAAACACTTCTAACTTTGTTGGAAATCGCGGCGGTAGAAACGATGAAATGCACATTATCGTTATTGATGAAAAGGGCAACTTCACAGGAAGTCCAAATACAGTTCTAGAAAAGTTTGCTTTTGTATCTAAAGCTTCTGATGCTAAAAATGATGATGGTTCATCAAACTACTATGTAAATGTTGTTAATGATCGTTCAAAGTACATTTATATCGTAAATCATCAAACAGGAAACACATTTAACATTGCAACAGTTACAGCCGATACAGATGATACTGATAAATTTGACAATAACGATACAGGATACATCATTCTTTCTGGTGGTTCAGGAACTGGAGCAAACGTATCGTTTACCGCAAACAGTACCGGATTTATTGAAAGTGGTATTACCATAAACAATAGCGGTTATGGTTACTACGTAGGAGAAACATTAACTGGTGTTGCTCAGTCAGCTTCTGGTAATGGTTCAGCAACAATAACAGTAACATTACAAACTCAGTTAGTTGTGGCAAATTGGGGCGTACCTGCTTCTAACACAACGTTTAACTCTGGACCATATGATTCATACGTTAAAGTATTAGCAAATGGTGTATCGTCAACAGTAACTAGCGCAGAACTAATCGATGCATATGATAAGTTTAAGAATGCTGAAGAAGTTGATATTTCTCTTGTCATGGCAGGCGCTGCAAATCAAACAGTTGCAGAACATATTGTAGAAAATATTGCAGAATCTCGTAAAGATTGTGTAGCATTCTTATCACCAGAAATGAATGATGCTGTAAATAACTATGGCGATGAAACAACAGATATTGCCGCATATAGAAACTTGTTCAACTCATCTTCATATGCTGTAATGGACTCAGGTTGGAAATATCAGTTCGACAAGTACAACAACGTTTACCGTTGGGTACCACTAAATGGTGACGTTGCTGGTCTATGTGTAAGAACAGACTTTGAGCGTGATCCATGGTACTCACCAGCTGGATTCAATCGTGGTCAGATCAAGAATGTTGTTAAGCTTGCTTGGAATCCAAACAAGACTGCAAGAGATGAGCTTTACAAAAACGGTGTTAATCCAGTTGTAACATTCCCAGGCGAAGGAACAGTTCTATACGGAGATAAGACACTTCTAGCTCGTCCATCAGCGTTTGATCGTATCAACGTTCGTAGATTGTTTATTGTCCTTGAAAAGGCAATTGCAAGAGCAGCTAAGTACTCACTCTTTGAGTTCAATGACGAATTTACACGCGCTCAGTTCATTTCGCTTGTAGAACCATATCTTCGTGATGTACAAGGCCGTCGTGGTATTTACCAGTACCGTGTAGTTTGCGATCAGACCAATAACACTCCAGAGGTTATCGACCGCAACGAATTTATTGGTGATATCTACATCAAGCCTGCTAGAAGCATCAACTTCATTCAGCTTAACTTTGTGGCTGTTAGAACTGGTGTTGCCTTTGATGAAATCGTTGGTAAGTTTTAATCAATAAAATGAACATAAATAGATTCAGAGGAGAATAAAATGGCAGAGTTTAACGTAGCAAATTTTAGATCACAGATGGTAGGAGATGGTGCAAGACCTAATCTATTCTCTTGCACTATTCCTGATCTAACTGTTAACATCAACGGAGAAAGCGGCTCTGAAGTCGCTTTCAACTTCATGTGTCGTTCGGCACAATTACCAGGATCAACAGTAAATTCAATTCCTGTTAACTACTTTGGTCGTGAACTAAAGTTTTCAGGAAATAGAATCTTCTCTGAATGGACTGTGGTAATCATCAACGACGAAGACTTTAAAGTTCGAAACTCATTCGAAAAGTGGATGAGTGCGCTCAACTCGCATGTTGGCAATCTTCGATCTCTTGTAAGTCCATTATCTTACCAGAAAGACGCATATATAACACAGTTTGGTAAAGCTGGTAATGTAATCAAGGAATATAAGTTCGTAGGAATGTTCCCAATCGAAGTAAGCCCAATCGAAGTTGATTGGGGAGCAAACGATTCAATCGAAGAGTTTTCTGTGACTTTTGCTTATCAGTGGTGGGAATCTACAAACCCAGCATCAAGGGCTACTACAGATTCGACTCAGGCCGGCCCAAGCGCCGTTCAAGTCTAATTATATTATATAACAGGGTGGGGAGAAATCCCCACCCATTCAAACTGGAGTGAGTAATGGTCCAACTTTTTGGCTTTGAGATAAGTCGCAAAAAACAACAAGATCAAGAAGAAAAGAATAAATCTTTCGCGCTGCCACAAAATGATGACGGCGCTGTAACTATTCAGTCAGGTGCTTATTATGGTACCTATGTCGATCTTGACGGTGTTGTTAGAAACGAAATCGAACTTATCACTCGCTATCGTGAAATGGCTATGCAGCCAGAGTTGGAAACTGCTATTGATGAAATCGTTAATGAGGCAATCGTTAATGATGATTCCGAATCTGGTGTTGAACTAGATACCGATGAACTAAAACAGCCAGACAATATTAAAAAGAAGATTAGAGAAGAGTTTGACTATGTTCTTAAGCTCCTAGACTTTGGTAACATGGGGCATGAACTATTCCGTCGTTGGTATACGGATGGTAGATTATTCTATCACGTTATCATTGACGACAAGTCGCCAGCTAAAGGCATTCAAGAACTTAGATACATTGATCCGCGTCGAATTCGCAAGATCCGCGAAATCCAGAAAGCCAAAGATACCGAATCAGGTATGGAAATCATTAAGAATATGAAAGAATATTACCTCTACAATGAAAGAGGTATGATTGGTGCTCACTCTAACTTAGGCACAAAGATTGCTATTGATGCTGTAGTCAATGTTAACTCGGGTCTAATGGACTCAAAGAGAGCCATGGTTCTTTCTTATCTTCACAAGGCAATCAAACCACTCAATCAGTTACGCATGGTAGAAGATGCAACAGTCATCTACCGTCTCTCACGCGCGCCCGAGCGCAGAGTGTTCTATATCGACGTTGGTAACATGCCAACAATCAAGGCCGAACAGTACCTCCGTGATGTTATGGCTAAGTATCGTAACAAGCTGGTATATGATTCCAGCACAGGCGAAATCAAAGATGATCGTAAGCATCTTTCCATGCTTGAAGACTTTTGGCTACCTCGTCGTGAAGGCGGTAAAGGTACTGAAATCACAACTCTACCAGGCGGTATGAATCTCGGCGAGTTGGAAGATGTTAAGTATTTTGAAAAGAAACTATATAAGGCTCTCGGTGTTCCTATATCTCGTTTGGAACAGTCGCAGGGTTTCTCTCTTGGTCGTTCGACAGAAATCACAAGAGATGAGCTAAAGTTTACAAAGTTTGTTAATCGTCTCCGTAACAAGTTCTCTACACTATTTGATGAACTACTTCGTCTTCAACTTGTGCTTAAGAAGATTTGCACCGAAGAAGAATGGAAAGAGTTTAAGGAAAACATTTGGTATGACTTTAAGAAAGATAACAACTTTACCGAACTTAAAGAAGCTGAACTCCTACAAAATAGAATCACAACTCTTCAGTTAGTTGATCCATATGTTGGTCGTTACTACTCAATGGCATGGGTTCGCAAGAATGTTCTTCAAATGGACGATGATGAGATTGAAGAAATCATGCAGCAAATCGAAGAAGAAAAAGCTGCTAATACACCAGTTGATGAACAGGGTAATCCACTTCCAACAGATGAAATGGGCAATCCATTACCGCCTGCTCCACCACAACCAAATATTGTTCCGCCAACACCAACTGAAAATATGATGCAGCAATATGCTGCTCAACAAGGCGCAGCACCAGAACAAATGCCAGTTCAAGATGGAACAGGTAAAGATACAATGGATCCAATGGATATGGGACAAACAAAGAATCGTCAACGCTTTGTAAATGACACTTTGGAGCCTATTCGTTGAAGAAATTTGGTGAATATTTAGATGAAAGTTTAGCTCTTCAGGCTAAGTCTGAACCTAAATCTGCGGCCGCTAAAGAAGCTCGTAAGATGGGTTTGACTTATATGGGTTTCGGTCGTTATGCTGATAGAAAAGGTAAACTTGCTTATCTAGTGCATGACGATAAACTTATTCCATATAAAAGCGGAAGTGATCTTGATAAAATGTATCATAAAGCTTATATGGCAAAAGAGAGTGAACCTGTATCTAAAAAGAAGAACATAAGTCCAACTGCTAAAGGGCAACCAACACAACCAAGTAAGGCTGATCTTCTTAAAAAAGATGCGGATTTCTATACCGGCGTTAACTCCAAAAGAAGTAAAGAAGACACTAAAATATTAAAAGACCTATACAAAGATGCAAATGCGGTAGATAAAGAACTTTTTAAATTTTATCAACCAAACATGTTTGATGAAACAGAACTACAAGCCATTGAAGATTATACCGGTGATGGATACGCAGATATAAACAGATACCTATATAAAGGTCATGATGAAGGCGCCACAAAAGAACAGGACGATTATCTAAATCGTACAATAGAAACTTTAGATTCCGCTTTTGAAGAGACGCAAACACCATTTCCATATACTGTATATTCTGGTCTTAGTTCTCGTTATAGCGCAGATAAGTTTCAGCTCGGTGGTGAATATGTTTTTAGAGGGTACGTTTCCACATCACTAGATTTCAATACTGCTATTGGTGGATTTGCTGATGTTGGAGATAAAGACCAACCAGTTGTATTACAGGTAGAACTTAAAAAAGGTCAAAAAGCAATATACCTTGATGCTGTTTCAGCCAATTCAGGTGAAAGAGAAACACTTCTTCCAAGAGGATCAAGGATTAAAGTTATATCAGGTCCTCATGTGCTTGATTCAAATCTTTTTACGGATGCTTACGGAACTAGTTCAATTGCGCTTTTCCATTGCTCAGTTATAGAAGATTCATAAATATAATACTAATCGTTTAGGAGAACAAACATGTCGATTAAGAAAGCATTGGACAGCATTCTAGAAGGTAATCTAGATGAAATGCGTCAAAACTTTTCTTCCGCTTTAACTACAAAGGCTGTTGAGAAGCTAGAAGAGCAAAAGATTGCTATTGCTAAAAGTTATTTCGCTAAGACAAAGGAATAATATACAATGAAGGATGTCAAACAAATCCGCGAGCAATTTGATTTAATTACTGAAAAAGAAGAGAAGGAAGACCGCAAACTTTCCGCTCTTGTTCGTGCTGGTTTGTATGATGCTAAGAAACTTCCTGCCCTTAAAAGGGCGCTAGAGAAGTCAGCAGATAAAATCACTTCTCAAGAAAAGCGTATGCTTATAAATCTTCTTGATTCGCTTATTTCACAAGTTGTCAGCGATGATCAAGTCTATCGTAAAGTTAGACAGAATGTCCATAATGTGTCCGAAGCTAAGATGGATACCTATTCCAAGTTTGATCCAAGATATAAGGCTGGTTGGCCTACTGATAAGGAAATGCCATCGGTTCTTATCTTAAAAAGAAAAGCTATTAGAGTGTACCCAGACAATCAAAAAGTTGCTTTGTATTACTCACAGGCTTTGGATAAGTATGTAACAATTCCATATAATGATATTCAATTTGGTTTGAACGAAGCTAAAAAACCTGAAAAAGAAACACCTGAAGAAAGAAAGAGAAGAATAGCCGCGGCATTGGCCGGCGGATCAAGAACAGGTAAAATGTTGAGAACTGGTAAAGTTTTATCATCACAAAAGTCTTTGAGAACAAGAATAAGTGCAGCAGCAAAAAATATATCAGATGTATCACAACGTTCTGGAAAAGCAATCGCTGCTGGTGTTGCCACAGGAAATATACTTAAAGCTGCTCTTAAAGCACCATTTAAACCTTTTCGTGTTAATAGAACCGAAAAGAAACTTCAAGATAGATTGGCAAAAAGAAAAGAAACCAAACTTGTTGCTAGAAGAAAAGAAGTTAGCGATTTAACTAAAGCTAAAAAACAAGAAGTCAAGGCAACTTCCAGAAGAAAAGAAATTAAAGATTTAACTAAAGTTAAAAGACAAGAAACCAAGGCAGCTACACCAACGGCAGCTACACCAACTGCACCAACTTTAAAAAGACGTTCACCTAAAGCGACGGCAAAAATAATGGCAGCAAATCCAAATATAGATTATATGACAGCAGCTAAAAACCATGCTGCAAAAGCTAATGTAACAGAAATGTTTAATCAAAGATTAAACACTTTAAGAACTGAAGAACAAGTTGTGGCAAACTTAAATGAAGCTAATAATATTCTTAATGATAAGAGTAAGTTTAATCCTCGTTCTTTAGCATCAAGAATCCGCTATCAAGGTGCTTTAGCATCTAAAAAAACAAAACCATATAAACAAGCTGCGACAGATAAACTAAATCCAGAACCTGGTAATTATACTGTAAATAAGCTTAAAGATAAAGCTGAAATATTTGCAAGAAGAGCAACCGGTAATATTGGCGATCTTGTTGGATTAACTGATCCAAAAAGAGGCGAAGGACTCGCAACATTTAATCCTGGTGCAGCAAAAGCCGGCGATTTAGCTGGAGCAGCATTGACAATTGGAACTGGACCAAGCAGAACCGCTTTAAAAGGAGCAGAAGTTGTAGCTTCTGCGTCAAAACTTGCAGATAAGACTGCTGATGCGACTGGTGCTGCAAGTAAAGCAGATAAAGCTGCTGATGCAGCTGGTGCTGCAAGTAAAGCAGATAAAGCTGCTGATGCAGCTGGTGCTGCAAGTAAAGCAAAAAAAGGAAAATCTTCTAAATTTTCCAAATCAAGAAATCTTTCGCGAAAAGTATTAAACCTTGCTAGAAGAGCAGGAACCCTAGCAGCAGGAGTTGCGGGTGTTGCGGGCGCTGCTGGAGGAAATGATAGTTC